AAACGAGGACGGAGCGGGGTTCCCGCTCAATGGTGGTGACGACGGCGTTCATGGTCAGGCTGCTTTCTCTGGTTGGCGGGCGTTGTCGTTGGCCTCGGCCGCGGCGATCTCAAGCTGCTGGTCGATCCGCTTGGCGGCCCAGGCCGGGAGCTGGAGATGTTCCGCGTCTCGCCTTGATCCGCCCGGCCCGGGCCATTCGCCCGAGGAGAGACAGGCGGCGAACTGGTCGATGGCGCGGCGGCATTGCATCCGGCCCCGCTCCAAATCCTCGCCGGTTAAGACGGTGACCCGGACGCAAAAGGGCGGGGCCTTCTCGACCCAGACGAGGGCGAACTCCTCCATCGGACGGCCCAGGACCGCCTCGGAGGCCATGCCGACCAGCGCGGCTTGGCAATGATAGCCGAACGAACCGAGGGACCGCTGCAAGTCGTCGTCGCAGACGCTCGGCGTCGTCTTGAGATCGGAGAACAGGCCCGAGGCCTTGGGGACCACGTCCGGGCGGCTCTTGAGCCAGACCCCCGTTGCCGCGTCCTGCCAGACCAGCGACCGCTCAACATAGCCGTCGAGGATGCCGGCCTCGACCAGCGGGTGACGCGCCAGGCTCTTGGCCATGCCGGTCACAGCCTTGAGGTCCGCCTCGGTGATGATCGTTTTCCCGGCGAGCGTCTGTTCGTCCCGCCAGACCTGCGAGTCCTTCGTCCGCCAGCTATCCCAGCAGTCCGGGCGGGTGATGAACTCGGCCTCAAGGCCCGTTGAGCCCTCGAGGAGCAGCTTGTGCGCCAGCCGCCCGAGGGCGAAGGCCGGGTTATCCGTTGGCGGCTCCCGATCCGGGTTGAGCGCGCTGTCGACGTAGTAGTGCGCCGGGCTTTGCGCCCAGATCGTCCGCAAGCCCCCGGAGGAGATCGAGGGGCCGGCGCAGGGTTGGCCGTGATAGACCTCAATCGGGAGGTCATAGACCCCCGGCTCGGTGATCAGTTCGCCTTCCGGCAGGGCGCGAGGGTTCGCGAGGGTCATGGTTTTCTCCTGAACGGCAGATAGGCGATCACGCAGCAGCCGACCGCGATGGCGAGGAGGGCGACGCCCATCAGGCGAAGGCCGGGACGGGCGGGATCGCAAAGGGGCCGCGCAGGGCTGGGCGCGAAGCGACGGGGGTGTAGATCACGTCGTCGATCACCCGGACCCGGCGAAGGTGGAGCCCTTCATGGGTTCTGGCCTCGGCCTTGACCCATGCCCGGGCGCGGGTTTCGTCGTTGAAGGATCGGACGATGACGCCCCGATAGTTCACGGCGTTGAAGGTGGCGGCGGCGCTCATTGGACGCTCCAGATCAGGGTTGAGACGACGACCAGCGGCAGAGCCGTTACGAACAGGCCGAGGGCGAAGATCAGGGGAAGGCGGAGGAACCCGCGAGGGGGGCGGCTCATCGAAGCCGCCGCGTGGCTTGGCAGGACGGGCAATAGAGGCGGCCCCGTCTGCGCGAGTAGTGCCAGTGATGGCGGCAGAGCAGCCGCTTGAAGAACCGGGCGATCATGCGACGATCCTTTGCAAGCGGCGGGCGGCGGCGGCGCAAGCCCGCTCGGTCGCCTTCATGGCGGCGAGGGCGGCGTCGAACTCGTCGTGTTCGGAAAGGGTGAGGAAGGAGCCTTCCTCGACCAGCGCGACGCGATATCGGCGATTGATGCCGGGAGAGATTCGCAGCTCCATCACGCGGCCGCCTTGAGCGAGCGCATCCGGTCCGAAGCGTCGAAGCTGAAAGCCCCGATCAGGCGGTCGGACCACCACTTGCCGAGCCAGCTTTCAACGACCGACCGGGCGTAGTAGCCGTGAATGACCTTGGCCTCGGGAAGCGTCTTCCGGGGCAGCATCGACCACGAATAGTCCCCGCCGGGCGCGGACATGATCGCGGGATGAACACCCTCGCCCATCGAGAACAGAAGCACGTCGCCGGGGCTGGCGTGGCGGAGGCGAACCTCGGTCAGCCCCCACTGGGTGAAGACCATCCGCGCCCGGGCCTCTGGGACCGCGACGGACCAGTCGGCGGTCTCCCGCTCGACCTCCATCATATCCCGTTGCGCCGCGATCCGGGCGCAGTCGCGGACCAGCGACCAGTTATCGTGCGCCCCCTCCCCGCCCCGGAAGCGCCAGCCCATGCCCCGGCTCGCCAACGCGGCCTCGAGCATCAGATAGCGTTCGGAGCCGTGTTCGGGGGCCTCCCAGCCGCCTTGATCGGCGAGGTTCTGGATGACCGTCTTCCCGGCCTTCGCCGCGACAGCGCGGTCCAGGCCGACGACGACCGCGCCGAGCGGTTCGCTGATATGGCGAACGCCGGCGGCGCGGGCGGTTTGAGTAGCGGATGCCATGTGGCGATCTCCTCGATGTGTGAGGAGACCTTAAGGGGGGATGCGTCCCCCCGTCAACACAAAAAGGGGACGCGTCCCCCGCCGTTAGAAATTCACGGTCCCGCGCGGCGTCGGTGTGGCGAGAAACTGATCCGACACAAACAGGACCTGGGCTCGATCCAAGCTGCGCGGGTGCCTGTCGCTGAGTTCAAGCCTCCCATCGGAAAGGCACCAGACGACCGTGCGCTGCGGGAAGCTGGCCCCGAAGGCGTTGGTGAGGACCGACTCCCGGACCTCGCAGGGCTCGCCGAACTTCTGGGCGAAAGCCGACGAGATCGGCCCGAAGCCTTGCGGAAGGATTGCGGATTCCATCGCCGCCAGGCCGCCAGGATAGAAGCTAAGGCGGAAGCCGTAGTGTTCAAAGCCCGAGATTCCCCCCTCGTAAAGAACCCGCGACGCGCGGCAGCTGACGACCGGCCGGCCGGCAAGCGTGTCGCTCTGGCACTGTTCAACGAGCCGGGCCTGGGAGGCCTCGGCTTGGGAAAGCCCGGCGGTGACCTGCCGGAACGAAAACGGCGGCGGGGGCTCTTGGATTACGAGAGCGGCGAGAAGGGCGATCATTAGAACCTCGTGATTTTGGCGATCAGCAGGCCGGTGACCTCAACCTCGATGTCCTCGTCTTGATCGTCGATCAGGCGGACGGGATTATTCCATCGGGCATTGTTTGAGCGCGGCCACAAGACGAGGCCTCGGTCGGTGACCTCGACCTCCTTTAGCGTGATTTCCCGCAAAGTCCCGCCCGCCCGGGTGCGCGTGACCTCGACGATCATGCCGGTGTTAAGGTTCACCCCGGAGCCGATCACGTCGACCAGATGGACAAGGTCCCCCGGATAGATGTTCCGGGCGTTCATGGAATCGCCGCTGACCTCGCGCAGCCATTGCCGGGCGTGGGGATAGCGCCGGTCGGCCGCCGCGGCGACCATCGGCGGCTCGTCCTGGCTGGTATCGTCCAGGGCCAGCCAAGCCCCGGCTTGGACCGGGCCGATCATGGGAAGCTCGGCGAGCTCGAGCGCCGGCAAGGCCTCCGATCCGTCGCCGCCAGTGAAGAACTCGGAGAGCGGGACGGCCAGCGCCTCCGCGATCCGGGCCATCGTCATCGCTTGGGGATTCGCGCTTTTCCCCGAGAGAATGTCGCGGATCAGAGTCTCGTTGGTGCCGATATCGCGGGAGACGGCCCGCGCCGTCGTGCCCCGCTCCTTGAGCAGCTGCCGCAGTCTGTCCCGGTCGATTTTCATGGGCGGGATTAGACAACAGGGGGCGTGATCCCCCGAGAGGGATAATGGCGTTGACAATGGGGGATGTGTCCCCCTATCTTCGCGTCCTATGAGCATCCCCGATTTCATTTTGCGTTGTGACCGCTACTGCCAGGCCGCCGGGGTTTCCCGCGTCTGGCTCTCCAAGCGGCTATTCGCCGACACCAACCGGCTCGCCGACTTGGCTGGCGGAACCTCGGACGTGGGCGTCAACCGGCTGGCCCGGGCGCTGGCGGACTTGGCCGCCCTTGAGGTCGCCAACGACGCGACGGCGCAGGATCGGGCCGCATGATCGCCCACGACGCCCTTGTCGTCGCCCGGCGGGTCTATCGGCTGGCGATGACCGCCGACCACTGCGCGAGAGACGGCGACGAGGCGAGGGCGCGTGTTCTCCTTTCGGAACTGGCCTCCGTTGCGGCGGCCCAGCTTCCGCTCCTCGACCTCGTCATTGCAGCCCAAGAGAAGGGCTCGATCCTCACGCAACGGACGGCCTCCGGCCCCGCGTCCCTTGGGCACCGGGCGGCCGAATACCTCAACCCCGCGAACGATCATCCGAACCCCGTCACTCCCTCTCAGCCCGGCAACACCTTGGCCTAATCGGCCGCCCGCCGCCCCGTAAAACCTCGCCCGGATATTACGCATGACCGACCGCCTCCTTGCCCTGCTGACAAAGAAGCTGATCGACCGATGCGGCGGGCTGGCGGAGGCGTCGGCGGCTTGCTCGGAGCTGGCCCGCTACTATTCCGTCCCGCAGCTCTCGCGCTGCACGACGCCCGGGGCGGGCTGCTACCTCCCCCTCGATATTCTCGCGGCCCTTGAACGCTATTGCGGCGTCCCGGTGATCAGCCAAGCCCTCGCCCAGCAGTCGCCAGTCGATGCGGGCACGGAACGGCTCGCTGATCTGGCCTGTGCTTTCAGCGAACAGGCGCTCGACGTTCAGAAGTTCCTCCGAACCGCCCTCGCCGACCGGGTGCTGACCCCCCGCGAGATCAAGCGCGGCTTGGACGAAGCCATGAAATGCGAGGACGCCATCGCCGTGATCAAGGCCTCCCTGCTCGCCGCCGACAAGGCGACCTGACCACCAACGGGAACGGCCGGCCCGATGACCGGACGACAAGGAGGGCCGAATGGCCAAGACACTTACAAGCGAAGCGGACGCCCCGGACGCCGGTTCCGCACCGCAAATCCCAAACCGGAACGAGGAGGCGGTCTTCCTCTCGCACCTCAACAAGCTCCGCATCCAGCAAGCCAAGGCGGCGATCAAGAAGGCGGAATACGACGCCGAGCGGAACGTCCTGACCGATATGTTCCGGGACGCCAAGACGGACGGCTTCACCCGCAAGGAACTGGTCTCGATCCTCGCCGATGGCGCCGCCTCCCGCCGCGACCTGACCGCCGAGGAAGAGCGCCGCGCCCAGCTGCGGACGTGGGCCGGGCTTCCGGCCGGGGGCCAGGCCGACCTATTCGACCTCCCGAGCCCGGCGCAGGACGAGGTCTTTGCCGAGGACACCGGCCGCCAGATGGGACTGCGGGGCGAAGACCCCAAGCGGCCCGAGGCAATCGCGCCGATGCACGAAGCAGCCTTTATGAAGGGCTGGCACTCGGGCCAGGAACACCTCCTCGGCATGATCGGCGAGACGCCGCCGGCCAGCGCCAAGCCCAAGGGCGGAAAGCCCAAACTGGTCGCCGATAATGACGCGACCGCGACGGACGCCGCTTAATGTGGGCGCCCGATAAAATCCGGCTGGAACCCGTCAGGCGAGACGGGTCGATCATCGGCCACGGCCAGCAACTCGCCGAAGCCCGCCTCGCCGCAGCAATGGCGTCTCCGGTGCCGCCCGGCGTGGTCTCCCGCCAGCGCCGTCGCTGGCTGGCCCGGCGTCCGAAGCTCCGCGCCTGATGACCGCCCTCGCGCTCGATCTTGCGACCTGCACCGGCTTTTGCCACGGCCCCGCCGATACCGGCGAGGTTCCGACGCTGGGCCATGTGCTGTTGCCTAAGACCGGCGAGGACGTCGGCCGCTTCCTGATCGCATGGGAGGAATGGCTGACGGCCAAGGTCCGCGAGCTCGAGCCGAGCCTGATCATCTTCGAGGCCCCGATCCTGGCGGGGATGGCCACGCCTCATGTGACCCGCAAGCTCCACGCCCTCCCCGGCGTCACCGAAATGGTGGCGGTGCGGGCGGGGGTGGAGTGCGCGGAGCTCTACCCCGTCACGGTCAAGAAGGCCCTTACGGGGTCCGGCCACGCGGACAAGGCGGAAATGGTCCGCGCCTGCCGGGCCTACGGCTTCAACCCCAAAAACAGCGACGAGGCGGACGCGTTTGGCCTCTGGCTCGCCGCACTCCGCATCCGTCACCCGGCCCATGCCGGACGCTGGGACCCCCTCAACTTTCAACGGAGCGCACAACCGTGACAGCCCGCCTTACCGAAGCCGACGAGCGCCGTTTCACCGCCCTTTGGGAAGAGGGCGTCACGGTTGCCGCGATCCTGGCCCGTTTCCGCATCGGCCAAGCGACGATGGACGCGATGCGGAAGCGCCTCGGCCTCTCGCCCCGCGCCGGCGTCTTCTGGACCGACGACCGGCTTGAGCTGGCGCGGAGGCTCTACATCGACGAGGGCAAGAGCGCGACCGAAGTGGCGGCCATCCTCGGCCACGGAGCTACCCGGAACAGTATCATCGGCAAGGCCCACCGCATGGGCTGGATGACACACGCACGGCAGCCCGCGTCGAAGCCCGCCAAAGTCGTCACCCGTATCAAGATCACCACGCCAAAGAACAAGCCCGCGCTGGTTTTCGGCGACCTCCCCCAGCCGGCCAACGACGCGATCAAGCCCGCCGCCGCGCCGCCTCCGGTGCGCGTGACCGCCGCAAGCGTCGAGAGCCCGAACGCCCGGCCCTGGGTGGAGCGCGCCTATGGGGAATGCACTTGGCTCCTCGGCGAGGGCCGGGCCGCGCTCTCCTGCTGCAACCCGGTTCTGGCCCGTGGCTGGTGCGCTGGCCATTACGCGGTCGGCGTCGATAGCTCCAAGGCTTTCAAGGGCCAGACGACAAGCGCCGCGCCGTTCTTCACGCGGCACGAACGGATTGAGCGGAACCGGCCGAACCGGAGGGAAACCGAGCGGACTGTGTGGGATGAAGCCCGCCAGAACGCGGCATGACGATTGCCCACGAAATCCGCACGGCGATGCTCAAAGCGGACGTCATCCGCATTGAAGCCGCCCGGATCGAGGGTTCCCTCCGAGCGACCCGGGACGTGGCCGGGATGGCCGGAGCCCAAGCCGCTGCAAACGCCGCCCTTGCCCGGGTCTGCCGGGCTCACATGAACGACAACGACGGATGGGTGACCTGATGAACCGCCTCCTCGAAATCTTCCGCTACGAGTTCGCCCGCTGGCGTCTCCGCCGCGCCCTTCGGCCGATAGAGCGCCAGATCGCGGACGCTCGCCGAAACCACAAGCCGGTTCGCCACCTGATCCAGGCCAAGCGGGCGCTGGTCCTTTACGGGCTGCGGGGGTCGCGGTGACCAACGGCAAACAGGTCTGGATGGCCGAGCGTATCGACCGGAGCCGGGAGGCCCCGCGCGCCAGGGCCGAACGCGCCGCCCGGGCGAGCTTCCTCCGCATGACCGCCCGCCGGCTGATCCTGTCCGCCCTTGCCGACCTTCAAGACCCTGCCGAGAAGGCCGGGCTTCTGGGCTACCTGATCGACGTGGCCGCCGAGCAGCGCCACCCGATCATCGGACGGGTCGAGACGGCGACGGGGCTTAACAAGGTCGCCGCCGACGTTTGCGCGATCTTCCGGCTGGACCGGGCCGTCAAGAGCGCCGCGGCGGAACACGCCTTCGCCCGGATGACGAAGGCCGCCAACGACAGGGGCGCGGAATGACCGAGTCCCTTCCCAATGGCCCCTTCTCCTGCATCCTCGCTGATCCGCCGTGGCACCACGCCAGTCGGTCGCCGAAGGGCCAGACCTCGCGCTCGCCGTCGCGGCACTACCCGACAATGAGCCTGTCGGAGATCAAGGCTCTGCCCGTCGCGGAGATCGCGGCCAAGGACTGTCACCTGTTCCTCTGGACGACCGGGCCACACCTTCAGCAAGCCTTCCTCGTCATGAACGCTTGGGGGTTCCGTTACTCCTCCCTCGCTTTTGTCTGGGTGAAGCGCCGCAAGCAGCCGGACGGGGATCACGACGGCGTCCTGTTCATGGATCGCCGGGACCTGTTCACCGGCATGGGCTACACGACGCGCCAGAACGCGGAGCTAATCCTCCTCGGCCGCCGCGGCGCCCCGAAGCGGCTCTCCAAGAGCATCCACCAGATCATCACCGCCCCGCGGCAGGAACACAGCCGCAAGCCGGCCGAGGCGCATAGCCGCATCGAGCGATACTGCGACGGCCCCCGGCTTGAACTGTTCGCCCGCGCCCCGCGCACCGGCTGGACCGTCTGGGGCAACCAGACCGACAAGTTCGCGGAGGCCGCATGACCGAACAACGCGACAACGCCGCGCCAGGCCTCCCATCCAACGTCCCCGCCGAGTGCGATCTCCTCGGCGCGATCCTCTACGACACCGGCCTGATGGAGCGGCTCCCCGACCGGCTTCGGGGCTCGCACTTCTTCGAGCCGTTTCATCAGCGCCTCTTTGACGCGATCACCGAGGCCGTCACGGCAGGGCGGTCGGTCTCTCCCTCCCTTCTGGCTGATACGTTTGCCGCAGACCCCGCCTTCCCCGACTTCGGCGGCCCGGCCTATCTCTTCGAGCTGCTGGACAAGGCCCCGGCCCCCCGCGTGGCGATAGACTGCGCCCGCTCGATCCTGGACCTAGCCACGCGCCGCGACCTCGTTCGGATCGCCGACCAGATCGGCGCGGAGGCGCTCGACCCCGAAAAGCCCGCGCTGGATCACGTCGCGGCGGCCGAGAACGCCCTCTTCACGCTCGCCGAGTCCGGGGAACAGGCCAAGGCGGTCTTCGCCTTCTCCGACGCCCTGGATGGCGCGATGGAAATGATCGAGGCCGCCTTCAAACGGGACGGCAAGCTCTCGGGTCTGGCCACGGACCTGATCGACCTCGACCAGAAGCTGGGCGGCCTTCACCCCTCCGACCTCCTGATCCTCGCTGGCCGCCCTTCTATGGGCAAGACCGCGCTGGCCACGAACATCGGGTTCAACGTCGCCCGGGCCTATCGCGCCGAGGCCGACCCGGACGCGCCCCACGGCCGCCGGACAATCGCGGGCGGCCGGGTCATGTTCGCCTCGCTCGAAATGTCGAAGGAGCAGCTGGCCCAGCGCATACTCGCGGACGCCTCGGGGGTCTCCTCCGACAAGATGCGGAAGGGCTACATCACCCGCGAGGACTTCGGCCGCATCCGCGAGGCCCGCGACCTGATCCGGTCGATCCCGCTCCATATCGACGAGACGGGCGGAATCCATATTGCCAAGCTCTGCGCCCGCGTCCGCCGGCAACACCGCCGGGAGGGCCTGGACCTCCTGATCGTCGATTATCTCCAGCTCTGCACGACCGGCGACGGGCGGGGCCAGCGCAACCGGACGCAGGAGGTCTCGGAGATCACCGGGGCGCTCAAGGCGCTCGCAAAGGAGCTGGGCATCCCGATCATCGCCCTCTCGCAGCTTTCCCGCCAGGTCGAGAGCCGGGACGACAAGCGGCCGATGCTCTCGGACCTCCGGGAGTCGGGGAGCATCGAGCAAGACGCGGATTGCGTGATGTTCGTCTATCGGGAGGCCTATTATCTGGCCCGCTCCGAACCCAAGCCGGGGAGCGCCGGGCACCTCGAATGGACCGACGCCATGACGCTGGCCCAAGGCCAAGCGGAGGTGATCGTCGGCAAGCAGCGCCACGGCCCTATCGGCACCGTCCGCCTCTCCTTTGACGACGACACGACCCGGTTCGGGAACCTCGCGCGGGTGGCCGATTACGAGGCCCAGGGCGCGCGGTTTAGCTACGGGGGCGGGGAATGAGCAAACCAGCGACCCACCTAATTACCATCGACGCAAGCGCGTTTCTCGACCTTTCGGTCCAGCACATGATGACGCCCGAACAAGTCGGCGCGTCGGTTCTTATCTTTGCTTGGAAGGCGAGAGGGAATGAGGGCGACGAGAGCGTATGTCGCCGAGTGGCCTACTATCCGAAGCGCAGGTGGACCCGCGACAGGGAGGCCATTCTTGCAGGCGTTAAAATCCTCGTGGACGCTAGCGAACATCGAGTTCGGCGCGGACGCCCTGTCGTCTCAGCCGCGCGGCGGGCCGCGATCCTCAAGCGTGACGGGGAGGTTTGCACATACTGTCAGACCACTCTGGGACCGTTTCACATCGACCACATAATCCCGGTGTCCCGCGGCGGCTCCAACCAAGACGACAATCTCTGCGTTGCCTGCGCGCCCTGCAATCTAACGAAATCCGCCAAGGTCGGCCGGGAGTGGTATTGATGAGCGCGCCGCCATACATGAAGCTCTTCTGGGGCGACTACCACAAGCGGACCCGCCACCTGAAGCGGGACCAGCACGGCGCCTATTTCCTCCTGATCGGCGAGGCCTGGCAACTTGGCGGGGCGCTTCCTGACGATGACGCCAAGCTCGCCGCATGGGCGCTCTGCACCCCCGAGGAATGGGCCGTGATCAAGCCGGTCGTGATGGAGTTCTTCGCCCTCCGCCGAGGAAAGTGGTGGCACGACCGGGTCCGCGAGGAGCTGGCAAGTTACGAAGCCATCAGCCGTAAACGTAAAGAGGCCGGAAAAAAGGGCGGAAAGGCAAGCGGCGGAAATACAACGGGAAATCAGGAAGCAAATGCTTTCCCGTTGCCGACAAAACCAGAACCAGAACCAGAACCAAAGAAAGAGATAGAACTTGTCGCCGAAGCGACGCTGACGCCGAATCCGAAGGGGCGGGTTTACCCGGAGGCCTTCGAGGCCGCGTGGCGGACCTACCCCCACCACAAGGGCCGGTCGTCCAAGCCGAACGCGGCGGCGGTCTGGGCCAAGCTCCCGGCCGACGAGCGGGAGGGCCTGGTCGCGGCGATCCGGCGGTTCGCCCCTAACGTCGGCGAGACCTGCGGCGGCAAGGGTGCGCCCGATATGGCCGTGTGGCTCAAGGACGGGAAACACCTGAACTGGGGGGTCGGTCAGGACGACCCCCTTCCGCCCGCCCCCTCGACCTTCAACGCCCCCCAGGTCCGGGCCAGCATCGTCCACGCTACCGACGAGGACTTCGCCCGCCGCTGGGTTGACCACTATTGCCGATGGGAACCCGAGGCCCGGAGGCTTGAAGCCCGGACGCCAGCCGTAGCCGCGGCCCTCGCTAAATCCCTCGCCGGCTGGGCGGAGCGGAACTCGGTCACCATCACCTTCGCAGCCGCAAACGACGGGGCCGCCCTCAAACAAACCGGAGAAGCAGCATGATGGCCTTGGACTTCACCGAGGGCAGCTTCGACGCCGCCCACAAGGGCGACTATGCCGAACAGGTCCACGGCCACACATGGTTTGTCCGCATCTTCTGGCCGGCCAGCCCGCCAAAGGACGCCCGGTTCATGCACGCCCGGCTCCGGCAATATCTGGAAGCCGCGTTCGATCACCGGATGCTTGACGACGTGATTGAAGACCCGACCAACTACGGCGTCGCCAAGGCCATCGCGCAACTGATGGGCGACGACATTAAGGTCATTGAGGTCTGGCGCGGCGGGTCGGTTCCTTGCGGCGCGAGGATCGAGCTGTGATGGCCCTTCTCGACAACGGGCAGGACTTGGACCAGTGCGCGGCGGAGATCGGCGCTCCGGTCGGCCAGCTGCTAACGCCGCTCACCCGCTACAAACTGCGCGACCCGTCGCGGCCTTGGGCCATGGACAACGGCGGGTTCAAGGAGGTCGATGTTCCGGGCCTGTTGAGCCTGCTCGAAAGGGAGAAGGCCAATCAGGAGGGCTGTCTGTTCGTCGCCATCCCGGACGTTGTCGGATGCGCTCGCCGGACGCTGGAGGTCTTCGACCGCTGGCGGGCGAGGCCCGAGCTTAACGGCTGGAAACTGGCGCTCGTCTGCCAGGATGGTCAGGAGAACCTGCCCGTCCCTTGGGATGATATCGCCGCCGTGTTCATTGGCGGATCGACGGGCTGGAAGCTCTCCCCCCACGTCGCGCACATCGTTCGGGCGGCCAAAATCCTCGGCAAGCACACCCATATCGGCCGCGTGAACGACCCGGCTCGCTGGCAGCATTTCGAGGACATGGGGGCCGACACCTGCGACGGCACCGGCCTCGCCCGCTACACCCATATGCGCGAGGCCGTGGCGCGGCGCGGGCAAACCCCCCAGCTTTTCGAGGCCAACGACTCCGAACCCGCCGCCAAGGAGCGGGCCGCATGACCCTCCTCGCCATCCAGACCGAGATAGTCGCGCGGATCACCGCCGCCCGTATCGGATCGGCCCTCCGCTTTGCCCTGATGAACGCCGCCGACGCGGTGAGCCGGGCGATTGAGGCCGAAGCCCGAGAAGCCGCCGCCAACCCTACCCCCAAGGAGCCGACCGCATGACCTCCGCCCGCCAACGCAAGAAGCGCCAGGCCCGCGCCTCGGCCCCCCGGATGATCGGGGCGAACGACAACGGGGCCGGGATCGCCAACGACAACGAGGCGCTGGTCGTCTCGGGCACCCGGCTCAACGAGGGCCAGGCCCGGCGGTTCCGCCAAGCGATC